TCGTCCGTCGTGTTATTCACAATATCGGCATTGTAATACACATAGTCGGGTTCCGTATCTGTTCCGCCCACGAACTTAACGGATGCTATCTGGCGGTTCATTTGTAATGGACTGGGATTTTGTTTCGCTGTCTATTTCTTAATTCCTACATAGGTTAGACCACTCACAAACTTGTCGGGGTTCAAGCCCGACTTATCTATAATAGATTTGTATTGGCGGAGCGTCTTGTCCTTGAACATCAGCCGAGCGACGCAGTGCCGACCGCAAGTGTTAATGTCGCCGCTCTCCTTCTGGAAGGCGTGGGTGTTGTAGTAGATGGGCAGACCGCTTCGTCGCATAAGGTTTGTGAGGTAAGGTTGCGATTCATCCAGTTGTTCTAGACGAGACTGGGGAACAGTATCCAACTGCTCTTCGGGTCGGTCGCCGTAGGGATCAAAGAACTCNACACCCTTCTTCGTGCGAAGCATACAGCACCAGTGTCCCGTGTGATCGTTTTCGGTAAGGAATAGGATAATACACCGCCCTTTGGAATCAAAGCAGTCTTGGAGCGACCGCTTCTTGGCGAGTTGGGGATAGGTCATCAGCGAGATGTCGCTCCCTAGCAGACCACGAATATCGTCGTCCGACAGAGAGTATTCTTGGACTTCTTCTACTTGCGTCATTATAAATATGACCAAGAATATATGGGGTTCGCCCTTCAATAAAGATCAAAAGAAGCCGAAGGAAGCAAGGACACCGAAAGAGGAGAAACCGAAGAAGGTTCCTCGTCTTACGAAGAGTGATGTGCGTATGCTTCTAGATTGTTCGGCGGGGTCTATTAATGAGCCTCTCGTATGCTGGGTAGAGCGGTGGATGACCCAGTTGATGCGAGAGAGATCGTTTCCTCCCCATCTCTGTCGGGCTGGGGCGTATCAATACCTACTTGACTTTCTCGGTGATGGAGCAACAGAGGTTCTGAATGCGATACGCCGAGATCATTACGGCTCGGGCTCTGGAATCCAACCGAATGGAGATGCTGATGTAGGTGAGTTTGGCTTCTTGTTGGGTGTGCCGATGGTGGTGTGAAGTCTTCTACATTAATACCTACTCGGACTTCCCGCTCACAACATTGCGACACGAACCGATGACCTATTATGGCTANNCAGAAACGATAGAGTCCGTAAAGTATAATCACTGCCGTCGTTGANANACCCGCCGACGCTAGTGTATTGAGATCCATTATTAAACATAAGCAGTAAAGATTACCAAACCCGAAGCACCAGCACCACCCGAAAACCCTTGCGACACTACTGTTCCAGATGCTGGCACACTGCCTCCGCCACCACCAGCTCCGTATGCCGTTGCGGAAGATCCAGCGTAAGAAGTGTTCTGTCCAGCACTTCCACCACCACTACCGCCTCCACCGCCACCACCAATAAATACTCCAGCACCACCACTATATACTCCAACACCACCAAGACCTCCAGCAAACCCACCGCCATTTCCGCCATTGCCGTTTGGGATTGCGGCGGAGCCGTTGTTTCCATACCCATTTCCTAGACCAGCAGTTCCGTCTGCCATACCCGAACTATTAATGAAATACCCCGAACCACCACCACCATTACCCGCTCCACCATTACCACCAATTGCCGATACACTATTAGTAGCCGATCCACCCTTTCCACCGCCACCTCCCCTAACGGTAATAGGTCCGTTGAGCGGTGTTTGGACACAATCAATTGACGATACACCACCATCGTTTCCATCACCATTATTGACACCGTATTGACCACCTAGTCCTCCAGAACCAACAACTACACTAATCGTAGTTCCAGCATTCATAATTAAAGTGGTTGGAAATGCGAGAGTAGCATTAGCAGATGCTCCTTCACCTCCACCTCCCCCACCAGCCCAAGCGGTTGAGACACTGCTAAAAGCCCACTGCGACGATGCTCCACCGCCTCCACCGCCTCCTTTCATATACACCTCAACCCGAACGGGATCCCCAGCCGCTCCGCCCGTAGGAGTGGGAACTGTATAAGTTCCATTAACGGGAAATGTTGTAGTTTGTCCTCCTCCTCCGCCACCCGCTGGACCAGTCGCACCTTGAGGACCCGTAGGACCCGATGGACCCGATGGACCCGATGGACCCGATGGACCCGTAGCACCGACTGGACCGCCCGATGGACCCGTAGGACCCGTCGCACCATTCGTTCCATTCGTTCCATTCGTTCCATTCGTTCCATTCGTTCCATTCGTCCCCGATGGACCAGTCGCACCTTGCGTTCCAGCACCCGTAGGACCCGTAGCACCCGATGGACCGACTGGACCACCCGATGGACCCGTAGGACCCGTCGCACCACCCGTGTCGGATCCTTCATTTGACCAGTGCGTTGCGTCGTTGGGCGGAATAGTAGCCGTAGGACCAACCGCAAGAATACACTTATACACGAACCCAGCATACAGAACCTCGTTATTCACGATGTATTGCGTGTATTGATTCCACTGGGCGTAGGACATCTGATTTGTAATCAAGCAAGAGAAGATTGAAGGAATAAAGAAGCAAGGGGTTAATGAAGAACAATCCTTTCAACTAAAACCGCTGTTTTTTTGTAGTTTTTTGTCCTAATGCTGATTTGAGAAAGTATCCTACAACCAAAAAAAGTTTGGAGAGCCCTATAAAAAGTTTTGTGAATTGGGTAGTAGGACAAAAAAGTCCAAAAATCTGTTGGTTTTTTAATGGGTTAAACTTATTTCATTGGTTAGAATAATGAGGTTCCTTACTTTTTTATGCGGTGTTTTAGGCGTGTTTGCGACCAACTCTTTAAGTTTGAGTGCTACTTCAACCCGTTCTCGTGCTGTGGCTCCGTCTCCGACTCTGACTGCGACCCGCTCTCGTGCTATTTCGCTCACGCCGACTGGAACGCTGACCCGCACTCGCACTGCGACTGCGACTCTGACTCCGACTCGCACTCGGGCTCTTCTGTCGTTGAGCGGAACTGGGACTGGAAGTGGGACACGGACTAGGACTGCGACTGGGACTGGCACAGCCACGCACAGTAGGACGGATACAGCGTCGGGAACTCGTGGATCGTCTGCGACCTTAACTTCTACACTTTCGGGGACGGAGACTTGGACTGGGACTGGGACTGGGACTCAAACCCAAACGCAAACCCAAACGCAAACCCAAACTCTTTCGGGAACTGGAACGGGAACTCTAACTCAAACCCTTTCGGGAACGGGGACACGAGCACTGGCGGTGGCTCAACCGCAGACCACGCCACAAGAGGCTCCCCCTAACATCACCTACATTGCGATAGGCAGTGTTATGGGTTGTTTGGTCTTGATGACGATCGTGGTCGTAGCGATTATCTTGAGCAATCGCAAACCCTCCAAGAAACTCACTCGTCCTTTTATGCCTACGATGATGGCGGTTCCTACGCACGACCTTGCGTCAATGAATCCTCTGTCTGCCCGAACGATGTATCCTCCCCAGCAAACAAGGGGACTAACTACAATTACTGATTGAGGACCCGTGCGTGGTGGGCGGAAATAAGCCACTGGGGGTAGTGTTTATAGACGCACACCCACCGTCCTTGCTTCTTCAAATCACGGCAGTCGTCTTTGGTCATCCCGATGTGCGTCTTGAGGAGGTATGATAGAGCGTGGAAGGAGGTAGCCATTGGATACACGACGATGTGGGTGGCTTCGTTGAGGAGCAGACGGGTTTTCTTGTAGTTGGTGAGGTAGTGCGACAAGCAAAGCATCGTTGTATTTGTGTGGCGACCCATCGTAGCAAGGTCATCTATTAGTTTATGAACCACCTTTTCTGCTTCGCCCGTGAAGGTATCGTAGTCGTCAAAGATCACACAGCAGTCTTGGAACTCGTCCAGTTCGGGGTAGTCGTCAATGAGGGTCTGGATGTTGATACGCTTGGGCGGAGGCACCATCTTATCCAGCGTAGAATCCTCGTCCAGTTTGGAGATGAGATAGACGCTACGAGACGGATGGAGTTTGCGGTAGAGTTCAGCCACACCTTTGGCGAAGTAAGATTTGCCCGAGCCAGAAGATCCAGCGATGTAGAAGACCTCACGCTTCTTGGGATCGGGCGAGGGAAGGACGCAGAGTTGAGAATCGTCGGGAAGGTTGATGGAAGTATCCTTTGCGTCGTCGTAGAGGATACGCTCATAAAGGGCTTTGCCGAGTCCAGTCTCGCCTACCAACTGGTCGGCTTCCAGACCTTTGTGTCGGGCTTCGGCAAGACGGTTCAAGAGTTTGACTCGGTCGGCGGGTTTGACTTCACGCAACTCTGTGGCATACTTGGAGGCTTGGATCTCGCCTTTGGGGCGACGACCACCCTTCTGCTCGTCCTCGTGTAAATAAAGCACACTTCCATCTTCTTCACCGCCTTTCACCACAGCGATGGGTCGGGCTCCCTTTGCCTTATCAAAGGAGAGAGAGGGCATTTGACTTTATATGCGATAATTTTACAAAAAGGCATTTGCGGTTCCGTGATACACTATGATGGGTTAAGGTCTCTTACTCCATCATACTTATAGTTTCTTACCGA